CCCTTTATTAGGTTTACATCTGAATTAGTATCAAGTCCGCTATTTAAGTGATCTGGCCATATATTAAAAGCCATTTTCTCTAAAACATCCTTCCTTATAAATCTAGCATGATTTGTGGGGTGGTTGACGTCATACTTCCAATACTGCGCCCTCTTATTTTTCTCATCTACTGCGTAGTATTCTTTCACCCCAAAATAAGGGTCATTGTTTTTGAATGAATCTGCATAAAGTTTAAATATATCTTTATGTACAAAGTCATCACTACCAAGCTGCATCAGATAATCAAAGTCTTTATCTTTAAGACTAAATAAACCGAAATTCATTTTTTTACCTACTGGCTTGTTTTCAGTCCAGCAATACTCAATACCTAAATCCTCGCACGTTTTCTTACTTCCATCCTCGCTAATCACACAAAAAAGGTCTATGTCAAATCCCTCAATCTTCCAAGATTTTAGCACGTTCAGGACTCTCTTTGAAAGTTCGTGGCGTTTCCAAAGGGCTACATAGACCAGTAGTTTAATATTTTTACTCATTTCTTTATGTTATTGCGTAGAATCTATGTGGATCCGTCAACGACTTGAATGTCATTGGAACCTCATTAACAACAGTGCCACTTACAATAGGTAGTCTGTTCTCGTAAAAGTGACTTGCCATATAAGTGACCGCCATTATCATATCCTGGGGGACATCTGTAGAGGCATCACCATAGCCTACCACGAACCTCACCCAGAAGTTGTTTATCTTATCTGAAACTGTTGGTTTGTCTATTATTTTTATTCTAGGACAAACTCCTTTAGTATCTACTGTATAACTTGCAGTTGCTAAAGTTTGTTCAACGTCATCTTCATCTAAGTATTTAATGTGTGTTACAGATTGTAGAGGGGCTTTTTGGATATATACATAACTGGGGGCGTAATCGTAATACTCTTCCCAAGTCTGCGTTATAAGTATCCTGTCTGTCTTTGCTTCAAAGTGTCTCCTTGCTGCTCCAATATACAAAGGGATGGTACTGGCATCTTCACCAGTACCGTCCACTTTTGTATTTGTTTTGAAGTCAGTTACACTAATCGGCTCAACTGCCGCGTCTGTAATCTGAATCATATATTATGTAGCTACGTTATGCATATGCTTAATACAACCGGCTGGGCCTACTAAGGCAGAATCAACTCGGTTATAGATGATATAACCAACGGTCAAAGCATCCATATATCTTTCTGTCAATCGAATCATGTTCAATCCTCCAGCATCTCGTATAACAAACTGGCTAAAATCACCGTAAAGCATAATTTTACCGCCTGCTGTAATGTCTGAAACCATTGATTGATTTATCCAATATTGGCGACCATCAATTGTATCTGGCTCACCATCTCTAAAAGAAGGAACCCATAATGGTCTATCATCACCAGATCCTACACTTAACTTCTTCAAAGTTTTTAGTGTGTTATCATGGAACATAAACCCTGACTTAGGATTGTATCTGTATTCTGGATCTACTGAGTGAATCAAATCATAAACATCGTCTGTTATGATAACATCCTTAGTAGCCGTTTGATGTCCGTATGTAGCTGCTGTTGCTACTCCTTGTGGTTGTGAAGAACCAGTACCAGTAGTAAAGAATGCATTTTCCTTACGTGCTACCCGTAACCCCATTGAGTTATTAACGGTTTGCATTAAGTCAGTACCTTGATCTGCTTCTAATTGAACTGTAAGTTTCAATAGTGAACCAAGTGTGTAAGCATCCAAAGGAACCTCAGTGAATGTCATATCAACAACTGTAAGGGCTGATCCTTCTGTCTGAAGTTCTGCCAAAGCCGCTGTATCATCTAATTTAGGGTACTTGATTTGTGCGCCCGATTTAGTTTTGATTACAGATGCCGCCTGTCTTACTGATCCAATTGCCTCACGTGCTTGGTTTACACTAGGAAATAAAGATTCTGGTATATTAAAACCACCTGCTCCATCTACTGTTGTTTGTGGGCTTGTTCCCTTCTTATAACCTCCTGATAAAGCCTTGTACTCATCACCTGTTAAGTTTTCTCTACCTACTAAAAGGTATTTTTGAAATACTTTAGAATAATTCTCCTGATGTTCTTCTACTGAGCCATCTAGTTTATCATCTTTCCTTTTAAGGTTTTCCTCAGTCAATAATGCCTGCTTCTCGAATAATGCGTTAGACTTGGCTATCTTATCATCAAATGATAATAGGTCTTTCTCCATCTCAGAGAATTTATCCTCATCCTCTTGCCCATTAATCCATCCTTTTTTGTTGTCGTAGTTGGTTTCTAGAAATTTGACTTGGTCGGCTACCAAATTCCTTTTATCCTCCTGCAACTCTTTCTCTTTCTTCATTGCGTTAAAATTTGTTTATAATTTATTTCATGTGTTTTGCGTATATCTCCATTTTCATTTCATATATGCTCTTAATTTCTTTCTTGGTTTCTGTAACCTTTTTCGGTTTTTCTGGAATGTTTTTAGCCTTAGATTTCTTTGGGTTCTCGATCATATCCACTGCATCCTTTACAGTCAAGTTTTCTATCTCTCCAAAACTTAATCCAGTCATCTTTCTTAGGAAAGCCATTGTCTTGGTGGTTTGGCTTTTAATACCTCGCCTTAATGCTGTTGGATTGTCTGGTAGATTAACAACTGATAACTCTAAAAGCTCTTGACCAAAGAAGTATTTTCCCTCTGGATCCTCACCCTTCTTTTCATCACCTTTCCTAAAGTGATCACCTTCTTCATTCTCTTTAGCTAAGAAGCCAACAGAAACAGCGTTTAAATAGCCGTCTGCCATATCCTCAAACACCTTGTCAGCTAACTCACTTCTTCCTTTCTCTTTGAATTGTATATCAATCATCAAAGCTCCATCTTCAACCCTTGGGTTGACTCCTTTGCCTATAATCTGGTCGGGGCTGTCTGCCGGTTCACACATTCCAGCACCGTAAACATTATGCTGATAACCTATGATTGGATTAGACTTAAAATTAGTTAGATCCCACCCCTCCATGTTTAGTATATCCCCACTTCTGTCTTTAGTTGATGTGCTTGCTATAACTGGAACCAATCTATTCTCTTTCATTGCCTTTGTTTCGGCTTCAGAAAGGTTTTTTACTCTTCCGTATTCGTAATTCATTCTATATTTTTTTCTGCACCAAAATCATTTACTTGGATGCTTGGATTCTCTAATTTGTCTGCGCTCTCATCATCTGATCTATCGAAATCTTCTAATTCCCTTACCTCGTTTGCTGACATTGCCTTCATTTGGCGCATCTGCATATAATAGGCTGCTCTAGTCTGCATATCTGCTCTTAGAATAGCGTTTACATTATGTTTGGTGTAGTGGGTTTCTTCTCTCTTCTCTTTCTCCGTGAGTAGCTTCTTGTTGTATTCTTGTTCAGATGCTATAATCCAAGGGAGTAAACAATCTTTGTAATACTCCAAGTCTTGGTGTTCTATATTGTTATTTGTGGCCTTATCTAAGTTCTTTAGCTTGTGAAGTGGGATATTAAACATCCTGGCAACATCTTCAATAGACATCTTCATTTGTCCTAATGTTTCCATCTGCTGATTCGTGAAAGTGATGGGTTTATAAGTAAGTCCTGCAGGAAGTACTGGGGTTCCCATTCTACTGCCTTTCCCTACGTGCGCTCTACCCCATGCTGAGGCTAACTGCTTTCTTTGGTTGCCATCACCTAATGCGCCCTCTATTACTCCAGATACAGGGCTACCGTTTAGGTAATATTCGTTATTGAGTGACCTTTGAGCCAAACTAAGCCCTAATGATGAAGCGTGGTATTCTATTACGTCTAAGCCTACAACACCGTTTAAAGACAATCCTTTTAGGTGAAGTATATTATCTGGCTTAATACTCCTTGTATTCTTTAAGCTACCGTCTTTATTGTATTCTTTGTATTTGTAAACAAGTGTACCCCCTGAAGTACCTACATCTACATGGTCTGCATCTAAGAAGTCTAATCTTACCGGAGTAGAGGTTGCTCTGATTATCTCAGCGTAACCATTACCTCTCATTAAGGCAGATACCATCATAACTCTCCTAAAATCATAGGAAGTCATTATGTCATTTGGTTCTCTTGAAATGAGTTTGTTTGCTGGGTGTTTTAAAGCCTTCTCCCGCCCTTTATCTGTTTTTTGGTAAACATGAAGGGGGAATGAGGCAAAGTGTGCTGAAATGATAGATATAGCATTCCAAAGGGCTGTTATAGATAAGGCTGTTTGTTCTGTGACATCTTCGCCACTATCAGACCTATTGCCGTAAGTTTCTAGTAATGCGGGATCTAGTGGTATGGAAGGATTTTCAAGCGATTTCGCTTCCTTCCCACTAAGTCTCCACACGTTTTTTAATCGCTGTACTAGCGATGTATCGTTCTCATCCTTCTCTGTCAAATCTCTCTCCGCGTTGAGTGAATCAGCCTTACGGGGCTTACTTCTGTATTAACCTAAAACCTTTATAAAGATACGTAAATCTGGAATAGGTTGTATGTATAAAAGTTACATAAAAAGTGTATGAAAGTTACATATTTGATATAGGGAAATAAAAAAACCGCCTCCATTTCTGAAAGCGGTTTTGACCTGCTACGTTTTACTATATCATTCCCATAATTTTTAGAACAAAAAAAAGGGCATAAAGCCCTTAATAAATTTCCGTGGGGATTGAAGTCGCTCTCATTAGGTGTTAAATCCTGGCTGTTTGAGCAGTCAGCGACCTAAATCGAGTTAATGACTCAACTCGCAAAAGCCTCTGTGAAGGTTAATCCTTAGTTCAGATTGAATTTCAGACTTAACCCTTTAAATTCCATTAAATTTTGGATGGTTCAATGGTTTTTCAAATATACTAAATAATTCCCGTTATTCAATA